CAGCAACAATGTATTCTGAGGTTAATATCAGTGATGATGATATCAAATTCGGTAAATCTAGATTTGAGAATACTCATCTTAACCTATCTTTTTATGATTCTGATAGGGCAACAGACCAAAGATTAATTTCTTTTATAAATCTTTTCCCTAGGATATCAACCAATGAGTTAGCACCAAGTGGTTTACCTAAACCAGCTAACCAAATCCCAGTTAGTTTTATGTTAACTGACCCAATATTAAATCCAGAGGGGTTTGCGGAAGGGTTTTATATTTATAACTATAAGGATGAGGTTAGTAGTACTTTACCAAAAGAACTATATATGAGGGCTAGATTCAACAATGCATCAAATGGTAAAACACTTAATATGATGACTGAGGGAATCCCTTATTATATAAATGACCTTGTACATAAACTATATACCAAATATGTATTATATAGGAATGGTACGGGTTACTTTTATGCTATTGATGAATCATATTCAAATAATGTTACTCGTGTTGGGAATGACCTAACAATTAATTGTTATGAAATACAAGCATTATAATGGAAGTTATTAAAAGGAAAATATCATTTGAGCCAGCAACGGTTAGATATACTGGGGGCACATCACCTTACGGTACAATGACTGCTAACACCTTTTATATTAAGATAATGCTTACTCAGAATTATGATGATATGGGTATGTTTACCGATATGGTATTTGAGGAAGAAAGTGTACAAAATACACCAGATTACAGTATTTTAACACAGAAATTAGGTTTGTCTGGAATTACATTTCCATTTATGTCTGGAGTACCAGAAGCCACTTCAACAGAACCTGTTGATGATTATTGTATAAGGGTTGTCGGTAAGGAATTAAGTGATTATTGGGCGTATGGTAGTAAAGTTAGTGGCTTCACCGATTCAAAGAAAACTGATGTTAGAAGCTATAGTAAAACAAATAAATATATAACTGGTTTTGATGTAAATAAAGACACGTACACCAATTATGTTGGTGCTACAATCAACGGTAGAACTAGAATCACACAACAAATTACATCAGCAACAACATATGTTTTTGATGCCAATAATGATGTTTACATTGGAACACCAAATCAAACAACAGGTATACGTTATATTGATTATACAGGACAAACTAGAACAGTGATTGATGAATTCGGTATAGGGCGTAGTTTACCTTTGACAACCATGGAGTATATTGGTGAAGGGTGGAATGAAACCAACACTTCATTGTCAGCATTAACCAAAGAAGAATATTTATTTGGTATTACACAACCACCAGAAGTGTATAGTGACATTTTCATTGATAGAGGTAATACCACAGTATTTGAAAAACATCTAAGATTATCAGAAGTAGAATCATTAGAGCATTTAGAGAGATATAATAATGGGTTTTACAGATTAGTTAAACAATAATTGATAACTTTATATTAATATCTTCATTGTATTTTATTGTCAATAATTTTATATTTTTATTATTACAATAATCTAACTTAATTTTGTCACGTTTTTGTTGTTCTTTAAAACCTATATCACCACCAAAGTATTTAATTGGTTTATAGTGTTGAATTCCATTAAATTCAATACATGTGTTGAAATCTGGTAGATAAAAATCAAATGGTAATTTTCTTTTATGTATACAATCATTAAACTTGTGTTCTCTAACGTATTTAATTTGATTTTTATCTAACCATAATTTAATAATATTCTCACCTTTTGATTCATTACATAATTCACAACCCTTACCTTGTAAATGATTAGATGGTGTTTGTTTAAATTCACCATGGTTTGGACATATTATTGTGATTTTACTATAGTTATTTTTATAGTTAACTTTACAATAATCGTACTTATGGTTATGTAATGATGATACTTTTTTTTTGAATTCGTTATTTGTATAATTATACTTTCTTGTACATTTCGAACAACCAGTTTCTTGTGTTATATGTGATTCTGGAGTCTGTTCAAATACACCATGGGTTGGACATATTATCACCACCTTAGATTTCATATTTTTATATTCCACATTAGAATAATCATATTTATTATTATGTAGTAAATTTGCTTTATTTATGAAATCATCGGTTGTTAATTTTTTTGTTACTGAACATTTTGGACAACCATGATGCCTATTAATATGATGATAGGGAGTCTGTTCAAATACACCATGGGTTGGGCATATTATTTTAATTTTAGTTTTAGTGTTAATATAATTAGTTTTGGTGTAATCATAGGTATCACCATGAATTAGTTTTGCTTTATTAATAAATAACACAGTTTTATTGTTTTTCATTTTACTTAAAATTACTTTACCGTATATTTATAAATATATGGAAACTATAAATAGTTACATGTATTTATTGATAGGGGTGATACAACAGTTTTTGAAAAACACCTAAGATTGTCAGAAGTTGAGAGTCTTGAACATTTAGAAAGATATAATAACGGTTTTTATAGACTAGTAAAACAATAATAGAATTAAAGAATTAAGATATGGTACTTACAAATTTATTAACAGAAGAACAACAAGAAAAATTATTTAATATAATGGGTGATGTTAATTTTGACAACGCAAAAGACAAAATAAGTAATTTCTTAGATAGTGAAAATATTAAATATTTATCAATAACGGAAACCTCAACAATTACTGATGAGGGTGAGTTTGAAATTTTATATGAAAACAATGGTAATAAATCAATAGTTGATATCCATTTAATATATGCATAATCAACATGGCTAATCAATATACAAAAATATCATATTCAAATGAAGAGATAAATGAAATAATTAATCTTTATAAAAATGGTATGTCCTTTACTAAGATAGGTAAAGAGTTGAATAGACAAAAAAATCGTATTAAAGAAATTTTAATTGATAGAAATGTATGGATTGAAAATAGAGATATCAATAAACAAGAATTCTCTATTATCGAAATTAATAAAATAAATACTTTATATCAAAGTGGTTTAAGCATTAAAAAAATTAGTGATAAATTAAATATTGGTGTATCATCAACTAAGAGAATATTAAAAGATGGGGGTATCTTAAGGTCTGGAACCAGCAATGGAACTAAATTAATTTTAACGGAAAAAGAAGAAAATAAAATTAAAGAACTATACTTAAAGAATTATTCATCTATTGGTGAAATTAGTAACGAAACTGGATTAACTGAAAGTTTTATTGATAAATATTTAACTAGATGTGGATATCGTAGAGATAGACGTTTAGGTAATTCAATTGGGGCTGTGAAGAAATATGGTAATATGAATTATAATGAATATTTATTAAAATTACCAGAATATGTAAAATATAAAAGGGTGGTTATTAGTATTACAAATAAACAACAATTAGATACTTTATCTAATTATAATAAAAGAGGTATTAGTGGTATAGATGGAGCGTATCACTTAGACCATAAATATTCAATAACTGAAGGTTTTAGGAATAATATTAAACCAGAAATTATTGGAAATATTAATAATCTTGAATTCATTCCATGGGAAGAGAATTTAGCTAAGAAAAATAAATGCTCTATAACAATAACACAATTATTAAAAACAATATAATATGGCAACAGGAGTTTTTGGAATGGTAAGACCAGCAGATATTTCACCAAATGATGTGGATATTTTCATACATTATACACCTAATAGAAATGTAAAGGGTGGTAATCTAACTAAGGTTAATAACCCATCTGATTATCTATTCCCAATTGACGACCCATCAAAGGCTAACTCAAATGTAACAACATTTTCATTATTTGGTGGAATGTATACATTAAAATTACCAGTTGCTGATTTTGGTGCTAAAGGTTTTTATACAATTATGATAAAACCAGTAGAAATTAGAACTAAGATTGTTGATTGTGGTGTTTTATCTGCATATCCAAACATAAAGGGACTTGTTTTTGATATATCAAGTATCCCAAGTAGGTTTGTGTCTAGATTTGATAATGGTGGTCTTACAGGTTATAGAATCGAGTATTTAAACACTGATAATGTTAATGATGCTAAGATTCATAATTTCTTTAGAATTATTACTAGCAACAACAGAGCAGAACCAGTAAATCAAAATCTTACAAACTCAAGTCAGAAAGCAATTCGTTATAGATTTAATGATAATTCAACACTTACATATTGTACGGTAACACCTAGTTCAGCCAGTAATGTAAAACCTAACGTATTACCAACAATTGGTTCACCGAATCAACAAGTTATCATTACCAACACTTTTTTTAATCCAATAATGATTGAAATAGAGATGGTAGAGCATGATATTGAAACTTTAGCGTATGGAATCTTCGGAAATCAAACAAAATCTCTGGAAGATGGTATTTATACTATATACAACTTTAATGATGATATTTACAAACAATATAACTTATACGAAATCAAAGATAAGTTTAGCGGTAAACCATTATTTGAGATTAGAGAAGAAAGGGATAATATTGATTTCAGTAAGGAATTTAACACCATTGTAAATATTTAAGTAAATGGCAAATGATAAGATTAAAGTAGTAGGATATGCAAAGAAGGAGGTCTACAATGGAGACATTGAATATAGAAATTTCTCTCCCGATTTGGTTGGCTTTCAACAAGCCGATGGGGCTTCTACGTTTACTCTTGGAAATTTTGCAATTACAACAACACTTGATACCAAACCAAGTAAAGTATTCACAACCAACAAGTTTTCAAACTTTGTTAGTCTTTGTGATTTAGATTTAAGTGAGGAAGAATCAAAGGTTCTTCTTAATAATAATTCTGAGGTTAAACTAAAATTAGATAGAACTGATATGTGTAATTATGCATATTTTGGTAACCTTCTGGATTATGTAAGAGTTTCACTTGAAGAAATCATCACTAAATGGCCAGCGGCATTATTTGCAACACCAATAAAAGAAAGAAGTAGGACCAACCTAACGGTTGAAGATTATATTTATATACCACTTATTGATGAGGCAACATTTAAGGTTAATGTAAATTATATTAACAATCCATATCAAATTAATTACTTACAAAATGGTTCTATATTGAATACATTTAACGAGACTAACGATATGAGAAATTTATCGGCCAATTACTTAAGTTATAGTATTTTGGTTGATGGTGATGAATATTCGATATTAGATTTTACTGGGGCAACACAAATAGTTGATGATTACTTATACTTTACTGTTAAGGGTGACCCATTTGTTGATATAACTGGGGTAACGGCAACAACACAATATCATATTAAACCAAATAAACTTAAAGAGGATGAATTCTTTAATGCGTTACCAGATTTTGAGAACAATTTACTTAATACATTCACTGTCCCACAGTATACATCAACATATAAATTCCCTAAGGTTAGTGAAGCTGGTAGGATAATATTTGATACCAAAACACTTACTTGGCCAACTACCGATGGTTATAATATTGATTTTGATTCTACCGAATATTTATCATTTGTTTCTGATTTAATAGAAATTGCAACAAATTTTGATGATAATAAGACTAATCTTATGGTTAGATTCTTAACCTCAGAATCAATATCCGATTTTGATACCGTACCAAGATGTGATAATGATGTTGAGGAAGAGACAGCTGGTCAGAAAATGAACAGAACTCTTAAGATTTATGGTAGGGAATATGATGAAATAAAGAGATATATTGATGGTATTCAATATGCTAACACGGTAACGTATAACCAACTTAATAATACACCAGATGCTATATTAAAATACTTGGCTAGGACAATGGGTTGGGATTTAGTATCATCTGTACTAGAAAATGACCTACTTAAAAATTATGTAACAACCACGGATTCTACTTATTCTGGAATGAGTAGAGGTTATACTGCTGTTGAAGCAGAAATCGAGATGTGGAGAAGGATTATACTTAACACTCCTTGGCTTTGGAAGTCTAAGGGTGCTAGGAAATCAATTGAGTTCTTATTTAAGTTTATAGGGGCTCCAGATGGTCTTATTGAGTTTAATGAATTCATTTATGTTGCTAAGGAGAAGTTGGATGTTAATTTATTTAAGGTTTTATTGGAACAAAACGGATTACCAACAGACATTGACCTATATAATGTTGATTCTGATGGTTACCCAAGGGTTCCTAACAATAATTCAGACATGTACTTCCAAAAGGGTGGTAAATGGTATAGACAAACATCTGGAAGTGCCTCAACGGTTGATATATTAACTGGAAATAACCCACATGTTGGACCATATGATGGTGGTGCGGCTTATATTAAACAATTTACTTCACTTATACCTAATTTCAGTGCAGTAACCGTTACATCAACAACAGTAACAACTGATATTACTAATTTATTTACAAATTATAGTAGTGGTACGTTTAATTCATATGAAGGTGAATACTCTGTGGATGTTGTGTCTGATGATAATGTTGATTTATCAGAATGTATTTTGGTTGTGGCGAATAAGGTCTTGGACCCGTTCCCTACAGCGGGAGAAACAACCGATTGTGGGTGTGATGTAATAGAAGATGATTATGCACTTAAATTAGACATCGAGTGTCCAGCAGACCCTGTAACAACTAATCAAGATTTAACAGATTGTGTTGATAAGGTTGTTGCGGTTAAAGAAACCGCTTATAATGAAATGATATTTACATTTAAAAATTATGACGAGAATGGTATCGAGTTACCAACGACATATACAAGTAAATATATTAGTAAAGAATGTTGTAGTGGTGTTTATGGTGGTTTTTCACTTTATGACGAAGAATGGGTAGATGGTGTTTTAGAAAATTGTGGTTATATATGTTCAAAAAATCTTAAAGCTGGTTGTGCAGTAACATGCGCTTGGAGTTTAGCAACGACTAATTATAATGATATGCCAACATTCGCACCATATACTGAAAAGTTCTTAGTATTTGAAAAAGAAGATGGAACCACTACAAGTGTAATGCCAACTGGTTGCTCTTGTATTGAGAATTACACAACATCGGTGGCTATAACAGACCCAGCTACTGGTGAATCTGGTGTTGGATGTATGTTAACACAATTAGGGGTAACAGAATTGACTGTTGATGATAATAGTTATTTTATTATAGGGGTTGATAATGTTCTTGGTTTTAGTCTAGTACCTGGAACCACACCACCTAGAGATTCATATCCTACTTGGATTGAGGCTGTTTATGAAGCAAGACGACAAGGGGTAATACCATGTGATGAATACATGAACCAATTCACAGGTGAACTCCCTATTGACCTTGGTGGTGATATAGGAACTAATACGGGTACTGGTACTAGTCCAGTTATACAAAATACGAAAAGATAATGGCATATTTTTATAAATGTTATACCAAAGAGACCATGATAAGTAATGGTGGTTTAGTTACGGAAAATCCCGATGGGACACTTTCTGTATTCTATCGTAGTACTATAACCAATGAATTGGTTCCCATTCCGATGACCAAATCATGTTGTTCTGCATTAGACCTAACCTATACTTTTGATTGTGATAGTCAACAATGTAGATGGAGTGAAAATGGTGATGGTTGTAATAACCTTAAACCATTTAAAGTAATTATTAATCCAGTAGATAATGATGGTGCTATATTTTCGGTTGATGAAACGAATAATGAAGATTGTACGCTAGATATTTCATTTGATTATTTAATTCAATTAGACTGTAAAACTATTGTTGATAAGATAGCTGAAGCAACACAAGCTGGTTTGGATGCTGAAGGGTTAGCCCAACTACAACAATTACAAACACAATATGATGATTGTTCAAGTAATCTTAGTGCTCAAACTCAACAACTTATCGGGTTACAAACTCAGTTAAGTACCACACCATATGTTATCATATGTCAAACAACTAGTGAGATAATCATTGAAGAAGCACCATTTACACCACCACAAGGTGAGAGTAATACTGGTATCGGTAAATTACCAAGTAATTTTAGAACACCACCAAACGCATTTCCATTCCAAACAAGTACGGCATCGTATTGTTTAACTGCTTCTGGTTTAACTCAATGGGAACAAATTATAGGTACAAACGCTTATAATGTTTGGCTTAATTCTGATGGTA